TGATTTTCATCAACCGAGATGGAGGGAGTAGTTCCTACGGTGCTTCCAAGACCGATAACCAAATCATCTGCGCTATCGTCTAATCCAATATAAAAATCCTGTGCATTCCCATCGAAAACAATTGCCGTATCTTCAGCTCCTGCGTCACCAATAGTTAATGTTGGGGTGGTCCCACCAATAACAACATCTCCACCAAATGTAGATTTTAAATTCTCATCTATCGAAATTGCTGGTGTGGTTCCAATGGTTGAGCCAAGACCAATTAATAAATCGTCAGCACTATCGTCCAGAGCTATGTAAAAGTCTTGGGCATTACCATCGAATATAATGGCAGTGTCTGCTGCTGCTCCACTACCTATTGTAAGCTGTGGCCCAGTGCTATCTATTGTCAGGCACGTAGAAGTTTCTACAGCAGTGGTTCCAATTTTAAATTTGTCGCTATCACTGTTGTCCACGCCCATTACGAACTTAGAGGTGCCTGATAACTGAAATTCTATAACGGGATCTCCGGTAGATGTATTATTAATATCTACGCCATCAGCACTACTGCTACTACTTTCTACGTCCAGCTTGGAACTAGGTGAACTGGTGCCTACACCCAGACCGGTTGAGTCCCAGTTTGGGTGATTGGTGGAGAGTTTGGCGGGAGTGACACCTCCGTCTTTTACAATAATCTTTCCTCCACTCAATGCGGTAGTGCTGTCATCCACTGCATCCGCTGCAAAGGTTGCTGCATTAGCAATGTTATTCAATTTCGTCGAAGTGACTTGATCGCCGTCAGCGAACGTATTTCCTGTTGCTAGTATTGCCATTAATCTGCCTTTTCTAAATGTCTAAAGGTTTGCGCTCCCGCAATTTTTACTGCTCTAAATTTTGGTCTTCCCTGTGTCGTGTCTAATTTAAATTGTAACCCATAAGCCCGTCTGTTTCCAAACCTGCCACGCAAAGAAACATCTTCGCCTACAGATAGTAACCCACCATTATACTCATTAATTGTTCCAATACTTATAGTATCATCAATGTTTTCTGTTATGGCCGTTAGGGTGGCATCTGATTCATTGGTATCAGAGGATTGAACATGTAAGTCCCAATTATTCCATTTCTTTCGGTCAACGCTTTGTGCGGTAAACATCCGGGTTGTTGCGGTTCCGAGAATAGGAATGCTTCTCTGTGCTGAACCAATCTGAGTTATGACAACATCGACATCATCGTTTCTTGAATCGAGTTGATGCACCCCACCCTGTTGATTAACAACATATACTCCCCGGTCCTCATCGTTACCGGCTATAATTAAATTATGCGCTTCCCAGTTAGAATCATTGACTGAGTCCACAGATTCCCATTTCTGGTTTAAAAAATTATAAACAATAATAGAATTGTTTACAATGGCATCATCCAACGGAACGGCTAAATAATATTTGTTTTCAAAATAAACACCGAGAGCTTTTGAAACATGCGCCTTATTAATTCGATTTATAGTTTTTTCAATATTGGTCGAAACAGGGAGATCGTCTCCTCGCAAATTATATAAATCTTGGAAACTCACAGAATACAAACCATTATCAGATAGGAACATAATGTTGTTTCCGATTTGTGTAATGGTCTTTCTAGCAACACATCCTACCTCTCCTGTAATAAGCTGAGATGTTGCGGTGGTAGGATCTGATGACCCAGATATCAGATGAATGGAATTGCGATTAAAAACAACCAACTTGTCTTCGGCAAAAGAAAGAAATCCTACTATAAAATCTGACGTTCCGGCGTTGAGGCGGAATTGGGCATATATCTGATCGTAGGTGTCTGTGTCCAGGATATCAGAAAATATCACTTCATCCCTAATGCCTCTGTTTGTAATAGTTGCACTACCACTGCTTCCACTAGTAGTATAATCAAATGGAAGAACAAGGCGGGTTTGATGAATGATTCCAAATGGCGGTGCTGGCATATGTATAAAACCAATACCAGCACTTACTTTCTGGGTCCACTCAGTGTCGGTCTGGTCACTGACATCGGCATTATCTACAAAGAACGTAAAAGCACTACTACTTCTTGTTGCTACGGTATGTTCAGATCCTTTTGTGAGAGTTGACCCACCTACGGTTGTTAGTACAACAGTATCACCAATAGCCAGAGTATTACTCACTGTGACAGTCGCTACACCACTTGCTATAACAAATCCAGTGGCATCCAGTTTGGCTGGCTGAGTGTAGTCTCCATTACCAACCAAGGTAAATGCAGGAGTTCCACCAAAACTGCCATTCCATTCGAGAGCAACAGCACCATCTATGAAAATAAATACTTTATGAAATGCCTGAATCATATCAACCGAAGATGTAATTGTTGTCCCGGTTGGATAGATAATATCTGAAGTGGAACCATCGGAAATTTTTACTGCTATTGCCTTTGCATTCCCTGCACATATAATATAAAACTCAGAAGAAGCACTTGGATCTGACCAAGGTGTAGATCCGTAAATTTGAACATTGGCATCTTCATCTAATTTGGGAGCACCAACAGTTGCAGTTCCAGTTGGTTTTCCGGTCAAGCCAGCAATCGTTATAGTAAATGTATTTGCGTCTGTAACAACAACAATGTGATTGCCATTAGGATCTACCCCAGCGGTTCCTAAACCAGCAAGACTAACTAAAGTGGAATTGGTTAAACCATGAGAAGAGGCTGTGAATGTTAGAGTGGTGTCAGCTCGTGCTATATTCCCAGTGGTTATAGTAATATTAGCATATACATAAAACGGAATAGTGAAATTTCCCACGGCAAAAGGAGCAGCAATCAGATTAATGCCTTTTCTCACCTGCCATTCGCCTCCAATGCCCATACGACCATTCAGGCTCTCAGCCAACACACCCTGCTGGAGTTGGTCGGGTCTTAGTTTGTTATTATAGCCAGCAAAGCCTATATCCAAATCCTCAACGATTTGGTCATCTAATGCTCCGTATCTGTCGTATCGAGCCATTAACTAGTATTTCTTACGCTTCCCGTACTCAACTTTTAAACCCTTTTTCTTGGCAGCTTTCTTCGCCTTAGCCATTCCTTTGGGTGTATATGAATAATGTTTTTTTCCTACCTTTGGCATGTCATCTCCTTACTGTTACTTGTGAGCTACCGAAATAGAAACCGAGAATGGCTAACATTCCCTGCCTGATTTCCGGTAGTAAAACGAATCCTTCCAGGCTTTTCCACCTGTCAGCGTGGAATCCCAGAAAGCTAAATATTCCTCCCGAACCTTCATTTTTGATGGTCACCGGGATACTGTAAAAAGCGAAAACAAACGGAGCAATCACCACAGCAAACAAAATGGTAATGGCTATGCTTCTCCTGACCCAAACTCCACCTTCTCCAGTTCTGGCCGCAGCACGATCAGCAGAATCATCCGAAGCACCTTGTGCTGCAATCATCCGCTCCAATGCTCTGGACTGAATGTCCATCTGTGCGGATACAAATTTCATGACGAATCCGGTGATTCCTCCACCAAGCATGGCAACTAACTCACCTGTCATCTTTCTTCTTCCTTAAACTTCTAATTAGTTTAATTATAGATAGAAGCATGAATACGATGGTGCATCCCGATGCCACTAAAGATAGCATCTGACTCGTCTCTTGTGTCGTCACAGCAATTACAGAACCGATCGTTCCAATGAAAGACTTCTGGGCCAGGTCATTCACTAGTCTATAAACTGTGAAACATGAACAATGGCGGTTCCGCTAATCCCTAAGAATTTAGCAGCTTTACCAGCATTAGCACTAAGCGTGATTAACGGATTGTCTTTTACCAAGATGTGACCATTGGTTGCGGAGGGAGCAGTATCGTCAAACGTGACATATACATTATTGTCCTGCACATCAATTATCACATATTTGGTGTCGCTGTTGAAAGTAGCAAACTGAGCACCGGTGCCAGTTGTAGCACATGATAGGTTTTCTCCTGCAACAGTTCCGTTTGGTTGTGGGTATAGGTTGGTTATATGGCTATTCATTTATCGTGATTGGGTTGAAACATAAGTGTGAAATCGTTTTTTAACGGTGTTGTTGTTCATAATCTGGTCCGTCTTTTCCAGTTCGTTAGCTAAGTATTTGTCTGCGGTTTGCTCTTCCAAAATTGCTTTGTCATGCTGGCCATCCATGCGTAAAAAATCTGCATAAGTGGCGTGGGCTATATAATGGAAAAATTCATTGGGCACTTCAGTGGGTGATCCTGAATTGTCTATATCCCAAGAACTGAGATAGGACGGAGTAATTTGTTTTTTATAAGTGACAAAGATTGAAGTGTCGTTGTCGCTACTCACGTTCATAACATGCGCTCCATCGGCCTGGACAAAAAAATCAAATTCAACAGAACTATTATTAAGAAATGGTTGTGCCCGGTGCATTCGCATAAACTCCTGAACATCAGATAAGTCTCGGACACTTGGAGCTGGAGAATCTCCACTACTAACCGTCCATCCGGTTTCGCTTATAGTAGCATCTTCTTCAACCCCGGAACCGCTATTAGTGCTGGTTGTATTAGCGTATTGGGTTGCCCCTCCGTCGCCAGCCGCACCCGTTATCAGGTTCCAGGTGGTAGCACTACCGGAATAGATCAAAGAATAGAGAGCAGTGGTATCGTCGGTATCAAATTTTGTATAGGACACTACACTATTTGTTAGTGAACTATTCTTAATATATAATCCATTAATCGCAGTGGTTCCTGCACCGAGAACATGAAATCCATCTTGAGTGAATGAAACTATCTGATTGGTTATTGTTCTTGGTTGTGCGGATAATAAATATCGTGGCCACATCGGGGTGGACTGATAGGATTCGTAAAATCTCCGGTTCGCCAGTTCCAGCAACTTCGTATTCTCATTAGTCAAAAACGTCGATACGCCAGACAGCGCACGTATTAATACGTATAAATCATAGTTTTTTCTCAACTGATTCATTATGCTCTATTGGGGCTGAGATGGGGAAATCGTTTATTGTAATCCTTTAAAAATTCTGGGCTATGAACTGTTTCACGCCCGTATTTCTTCAGAAGAAACATATACTCTGGGTAAGGAAAATTCGCAACACACTTACCCAATACAGGGTGAGTTTTACCAACATTGGTTTTTGCTTCCGTTGCTGTCTGTTCCTCTCGGACTTTTTCCGCCTGAAACTTTTTTTTATGCTGAGAAAACACTTCCGTGATAAGAGCATTATCAAGTTCGGCATCTGAATATTTAGGAGCCGTTGGTATTAAATTTATGTTCGGTGTATCCATAAGAAAAAAAGGGAGGCCAGTTTTGGCCTGACCCCCCTTAAATCTTTTTAATTAAAAATTAGAGGTTACCCTCTTTCATCTTAATTAAGAGCTAAACAAGTTTCCAGCAGTCGGATAATACTCCAGGAAAATTCTAAATTTTCCCTTACTAGCATTACCGAAACCGTTTCCTGTTCCGTTTGAAGTTACATCCACAGCACTAACTACGTGTCGAGAAGAGGTAGCCCCATTTAACAGAACGCCATTATTAGCGAAGATGTAGTTTTCGGTTGAGTCGCCGGTAAAGCAATCAATCTCATCCACAAAACCATCTGCATCGCCATTGTCTCCGAGGGCAATAGTGGCATCTGAAACAGCACTACCTGTACCAACAGCAGCAGTAACCAATTGGTCTACTACCAAAGCCGCCCTCACAACTGTGCCAGCTAATTCCGAACCACCAAGGGTTACGTTATTAGCTTGTGCTCCTGTCGAAGTAGACAGGTCACCAGCCTCGAAGGGAGCTGAATAATTATATCCAAGAGCAAGTGTCTGGATGTCTTCATTTTTATTAAGTGCAATAGCCATAATAATTTCCTCCTATGATTAAGTTGCGTCGACGATTTCGCCGTGAGCACCGGGGTGATATATATCCAACGTTAAGGCACAATCTACGAAACCACGCTCTCCTCCACCGAGATTCGGCAAACGAGTGCTACCCATTGGTATTAACTCAGAAACACCATAGTATTCTGGATTAAGAAGGTAGCCACGAGAATTAGCAGTATTGGCCGTTGTTGGCATACAGTCAGGGTTCGCATTGACAACAGCAACGCTGCCGTGATCTGACTGATACACCTCTACGGATAGTTTGATAGTAGCACTTCCTCCATCGTAATTTACGGTACGAATAGAGTTATTAGCAGAAGACTGTGCGATAGGATCTAAGCGAGCAAAGTCACTGATAACACGCCGAAGGGCAGTGTCAGCAATGAGCGTGAGATCGTTTGTCGTCCCAGTTTGTCTGAAGATAGAAGTGATTACTGTGTTTAAGATCGTCTCGGTGAAGGTCGTTCCAGCAGCATTAATGCTTCCAGACGGGGTACGGAACGCAGCAGGAACATCACTCGGTCCACTGGAATCAATCCAGTCTCCCAAGCCACGCAGCTTGTATACGGTTCCAGCACCGTTTTCAACGGCACGATCATTATCGGATGCTAACGTAGCTTCAATGTCACGTTTCAGTTCACGAATCGCCTTAGCCTCGGCTTGTGCAATTTTGGCAGGTCCAACAGATTCAACAGCATCCTGTAAATCGGATACCATATAATCTCTGCGGAA